CAACAAAACCAAGCATTTTGCTTGAGTATTATAATTTTTATTTACTTCTATTAAATTCATTGCTTTTGCCTTTATTATTAGGGTTTTATATCAAATTTTATTCCGTAAAAGGGATAAATGCGTATTTTTTTTACTTTTAATGTTTTTAGTTATTCCAAGTAATATACTTGACTAAAGCCATTTGCGCATCAACAATCTTGTTGAAAGCGTTAGTTCTAAAAACATTTACTTCCCAAGATATCATTTTATTTCCGTTGTCTGTTTTTTCTAACTCAACTTCTTTTAGCAAATCTAAAGCATCTGCCATTAGCCTTTTTGCTCTGTTTACTTTTTCATCGCCTGATGGATTAAATGTTAATCCAACTGCTTTTTCTCCGAAAGTTAATTCTCTTTTATTATTATTAAAAAAGTCATCTCCATTAGGAATTTTTATTAAATCTTCCATAATATTTGTAGCACTTATCCTTGCAATCGGGTTATTGGTTTGTTATTTTTCAATTATTTCTATAATTTCAGCTTTCCATTCCATACAATCTCGCTCTTCTATATTGTCTGTAAGCCATTCAGAAGCGTTTGGATAAGCATCAATACCTGACATAGTATCTATATCCCTACATTGCTCATTGGCTTTAGTAATTTCATCAAAAGCTTCTTGTGGCATTTCTAAATCCCCTAATCTAACTTCGTAGGTTATTTTTACCCATAAATCTTTAATTTCCATAGTTTTTTAAGCACTTATCCTTGCAATCGGGTTCTTGGTTTATTAATAATTTAATTTGAAATTGGCTTTGAAATACCGCAAGTTCCATAATTCCCTTTTTCTTCTTCATTGCCATTATCAGGCGTTTCTTTATTGAAAACAAGTTTTAAATGGTATTTAATTGTCTGAACTTGATTTTCATCAAGTTCTTTTAATTGAGATTTTTTTGACAATTCAAAAAATCCTTGTAGCCAATAACAAAAGTCTAATGAGTTCATAATATTTGTAGCACTTATCCTTGCAATCGGGTTTAAATTATTTTTTTTTTGGAAAAAAAGTCAAAATTAAAACTGTTTTTGGGTATATTTTATCAATCACAATTGATGTGTCAGAATCTAAAAAAAAGGATTGATTAATACGCACAATATTTTGTTGTATTTGATTTTCTTCTTTTTTAGGTGCAATTACTGAAATATAGTTTTCAACACCTTCTTTTTGTATTATTGAAAATTTTTCTAAAATTTGCTCAACATTTGGAGAAAACAAATAAGTAAAATCAATATGTACCTTTAAAGATAAAATTTCTTCAATTATTCCTTTATATGTAAAAGTAGGGATATGTGAGGCAATTAATATTCCGTTTTCAAAATAACTCCCATCATAGAGAAAATTAGATTTATCATTGTTCTCAAAAACAGAAACATTTTCTATTATTTTATTTTCTGTGTTTTCAATTCTAATTATAAACGGAGAAATTTCATTTTCTTTATTTTTTTCCATAATAGTTTTAGCACTTATCCTTGCAATCGGGTTCTTGGTTTTTTTTATCTTTTACTTTGTTTAGTTAATGCTAATAAATAACCACTTAACCACATTTGTTTTTCGGTTGGAGATAATGTTTCTCTTAACTTTTCGTGTACATTTTCTTCAAATGCAGTTTCCCCTAACATCATAAAATCAGCAGGATTTGGAATTTCTGCGGTTGTGTTCTTTGCTTGTTCATAACGTATTTCATTAATCATTTCGTCTATTGACTTTTCAATTAAAATGTTATGTTTTTTGCTTAATTCATAAGAATCCAAATCCGTAACGTAAGTTTTTAATTCTGTGTTAAATTCGTTTAAAATTGATACTTTAATTTTCATAATATTTGTAGCACTTATCCTTGCAATTGGGTTCTATTTGTTTTTTAATTTTAATCTTCTTGGGTTTACAAAAACTAAATCTTTATCAGAATTAAGTCTTCCTGCATAATATAGGCTATCAATCTCTATGATTACACTATATTCATATATTCCACCGTAATTATGATAAGAAATATGTGTTGTATCTATTACTTTATATTCTGTTTTATATAATAAAGGTTTCTTATTGTTACAACTAATTAAAGTTAGAGATATTAATAGTATTAATATTTTTTTCATAATTTTATTTTTTAGTCAAACTCAAAATATGAAAAACCTTCAATTTTTTTTCCATATATTCTTTCAGATTTATTCCATTTACCATCCACACAACTAAAAACTATTTTAAAGTGTCTTTTTTCTGGTGGTCTTGAAGGATATATTGACAAAACCATATTTGAAACTTCCTCATAAATCATCTCAATACTATCTTCTAATTCATTTGTTTCAAGATGAAATGGCTCACTCCATTGATTAATAGATGTGGTTGATGATGTAGTTGATGATACTCTTAAAGAATTGTCACTTCTTGAAGTTATAGTTCCACTTGTTTCTATATCATTTCTTCCTCTTCCTGCTATATTTTCCATAATATTTTTAGCACTTATCCTTGCAATCGGGGTTTATATAATATTTACGCAATTATAATTTGAGTAATTGCTTTTTGTTAAATTTGTTTAATAATTACAATTACAATTACCACATTCTACATTTGTATTCATATCTTATTTGTTTTACGTTTTTCATTTATATAATCTAAATATTCATCATCTTCTTCTTGTGTTGGTTTTTCTTCAAAATAACCTAAAAAGAATAATTCTTTAATTTGGTTTTCAGTCATATCACCGCCCTTTAACATTGTGTTTTCAATAACTTTTGTTCCATCTTGCTTGATAGTATAGCTAACTGGATAATGGGAGTTTTCCTCAACCATAATTGCATAATTTCTATATTCCATATCTTACTTGTTTTTAATATTTTTATTCAACAACAAACCAATCCTCCGCTAAACAATCTGACGTGCTTGGATTCCAAGTAGATACATCTTTTTGAGCAGTTTTTAAAGCTAAATAAGCTCTGTAAGGGACTAATTCTCCAAATTCCTTTCTTGCACTTTCAGTAGTTGCAAGATATGAATTAGCAGGAACATAATATGCGTACATTCCACTTCCATTCCATCCTTTTCTTGATAATTTTTTACCGTCTTTAAGTAGTCTTATAGCCTCGCCAAAATCTACTAATTTTAATTGTGTTTCCATATTTTATTATTTTGCTAATTTGTCTATTTTTAACTTGAATTGTTTTGCTATATTTTCCCATTTCATACCCTTTACTTTTTCGTAAGCCTTTTCAATTTTTTCAGCGACCATAAATTGTAATTCCTCTTCGTCATTTATCAAATTATAAGCAACACCTAATAAAGTATTTACTTCGCTTGGATTACAAGTATATCTAATTTTCTCAAAGTCATTTAAAAAAACGGCAGGTTGTTTGAATAGAAAATTCAATGTCAATTCTCCGTCATTTGTTATTTCTGTTAAAGAGGTGTGCTTTGGACAAATAACTAATGTTTTGGTAGCCATAGCTTCTGTAACAGTTAATCCCCAACCCTCTGCGGTTGTAGTCGTAATAAAGCAGTTAAAAGCATTATATATTCTGTTTAGTTGTGCGTTATCACAACCTTTGTTTTCAGAAAATTCTTTTGGAAAAATAACATCTACGCCAACTCTTAAACCTACTCTTTCGCAAAGACGGTAAATATTTATACCTGATGGGTCTAACGGGTTGCAATGTAAATATAACACGGCATTTACTTGGTTGCTATGTTTGAAAGTAGCAAAACCTAAAATTAAACTTGCCAAATCCTTTCTCGCAGAGTTTCTATTCACAGTTCCGAACAAATAGGTTTCAGCATTTCCTGCTTCTCCTAAAATTTCTAATTTTGCTTCAAGTTTCTCTTCGTTTGATAAAGGATAAAATTCGGTTGTATTGCACCCGTGAGGAATAACTTTTATCTTTTTAAAATTGGCAGGAGTAGTTAAAGATTTCATTACGTTTTTAGCGTATTCCGTATAGGTAATTACTTCATCAAAGAAGTCTAATATTTTTAAATCAACAGGTCTTGGTTCACTATCAATAGGGAAATAAACCATAGACTTAAAATTCTTTCTGTTTTCTTTTCTCTTTTCGTTTCTTACATTTAATAAATGCTCTCCCATTTCATTAAAA